GCTAATACAATCACCTCTTTGAACTATAGAGGGATGCAATTAAGCACCCCTCGAAATGGTATCGATTAATACTATAGAGTATCTAAATTTGTATCGTGAATAACTCCGATTTCATACTCACGTCCCTTAACTACTCCAGCAGCTACAGCTAAGTCAAATCTTGTAAGAACATTACCATTAGTTATGTCATTACCTGTAAAGGAAGTAAGTCCACCCTGCGTAAATGTCTGAATAGCAGATGTACTCTGACCAGCAGGCACAACAAATGCTAATCCAGCAGGAAGAAGAGTATCAAAGTTGTCGCCATCAGCGTTCATCTTATTAAAATTATAAGGGTTAGGTATTTCCCTAAGTACAGAACCTAAGTAAGAACCAACAAGTCCTGTATCAGCAATTTCATCAAGAACCTTCTGAGAAATTCCAATAACTTCCTTAGAACTTACATATCCAACATATCCAACCCAAGGTATAAACTGTGAAAGTATAGCATAGTCACCAATTACATTAGGCTTACCAAAACGTCTAATTTTAGTAAGTAATGCATCAACGTTCTGTTTTGCAAGAGTATTATTCTCATAGAAATACTTAATGCCTGTTGCATTTTCAATAGCTTTAAATACAGTCTCAATAACATAAAGAGCTGCCTTATTTCTAATATCCTTGCGAACCTCTTCCATGCCCTCATTTTCTTTAGCTGCATTACCAAGTGCTAATTCACGATAATTTACAGCATAACCACCAGAGATAGTAATAGGAGCAATTGGATATTTTTCCTTTTTACGAATAGGGAAGGAAACATCTGTACCTTCAGCCTGAATATTAGATTCAACACCAAGCCAATTATAAGTTTCAATCTCAGGAGTCTCATTCCATCCTAGAGGCTTGTAAGAACCAAAAACACTAAGTAGCTTGATTTCCTGAAGTAACTTAGGCTCAATTATAATCTTTCTTATTGTATTTAACTCTGCCATAGCAGTAAAATCCCCATTAGCAGCCTTGTTAGCAGTCTGCTTAATATAAGTTTCTGCCTTCTTAATAGCTGTTTCATTAATTTTTAAAGATGAAATATCTCTACCATCAGCTAAAGCAGAAAATACTTCAACAACAGGTGATTTTTCTGTGATCTGATTTGCTGTATATTCATTATCATTTCTTGCATTGTTCATTTCAAATGTGTAATCCATTATTTAACCCTCCTTGTTTTATATTTTTATTATTTGCCAATAAGAATCTGACCGAGAACACCATTACCATCAAACTCTATCTTCTTAGCAACCTTTAAATAAACGTATCCAGTTGCAGTAGCGGCACCAGCATTAATTACAAGATTTCCACTTTCATCGGAAACTAAAGTTGTAGCTCCAGCAGAAATAGAAGCATAATTTTCGCTTTCTCCATAGGTAATGTGCTTAGGGGATACCTGTAAATACTTTCCTTCCCAATCACTTAACTCATAAACTCTCATATCTGCGCCACTAGGAATAGTGAAATCAGTGTGGTTATCGTCGCCCTTACCTACCTGCTGTGCTATATGTGTTGCCTGTGTGCCATTAGCAAAAACTCCATCAGTTACAACACCAAAAGAACCATTGAGAACGTCTGCTCCAGCCTTAACACTAGAACCATTTGCGAATTTCTCATATTGACCAATCTTATAAGGTTTAACCATTTTTATTTTCCTCCTTTATTAAAATATACTTATTTCTTCGTCGGTGGTGCCGTTATCTCCGTCACATACTTCCGAGAAAATATCTTCAACTTCGTCTTCTTTAGCAGAATTCTGTTCTGCTATCTTTTCTTCTTCTTTTTGCTTTGCTACAATACCAACACAAATCTTAGAGATTATAGCGTCAATATTTCCATTAATAGCATCTTCCTTAAATGCATTAATTTCAGCTTCAGCATACTTTTGTTCCTCTTCGGAATAGTCCTCAATAGCTTCGTTAAGTTCGTTGAGCCTTTGAGCAACCTTAGCCTTTGCTAGTTCCTCTTCAATAACACGTCTTTCTTCCCAATATGTTTCCATATCAGCCTTTAAATCATCGAGAGCTTTCTGTAACTGTTCAATACTAGCATTGAGTTCTGTAATTGTGTTTTCTTTTTCAGCTATAGTGTTGTTGAGTTCAGTTATTGTAGCTGATAATTCATCATTTCTACTATTAGTCTCTTTAATAGTTGTCTCTATGATGTCTTTTAATACTTTTTCATCCATGTCTACTTTTACCTCCTTATTCTGATTAATTTCTACTAAAGTGGATTTGTCATCGCTTGGTTTAATGGAAAGAATTGACCATCCGGAGTGCACGAATTCAGTTGGGATTCTTCCTTCTTGTTTCCATCCATCAAGATACTTTATTTTGTTATCGTTTTCAGGTTTACCCATAATTTCTACGCTTCCGAATATTACATCACCATTATTCATTTTGGTTTCAATGCTATCAATAAATGGCTTATACCTCATATAATCAAAATAACCTTCACCAACACAAACCCTGTAAGTTTCACCGTCAATTTCCATATCGGTTATGTAGCCTTTTTCAAAGTGACCAACCATAGTAGCATTGTTATATACGGGGACACCGTCTTCAATCCCTGTCTCACCATGACCGAGAATTTCAACCCTATCATCATCTATAAACTCAACAGTAACACTCATTCCAACTATACTCTCTATATTATCTTGACAATATTGTTCTATCCACGTAATACCATTTAGGTTATATTCAGTACCCGTTTTATCCACGACACAGTTATCAGGATGGATTTTATACAAAATAGCTTTGAATTTTCTCTTACCATTCTTTGTTTTCTTTTTTGATAATTCAAATATTTGCGTGACCCTCACCACCTTTCTTAAAAAATCTATAATAAAAAAGAAACTATCGTTTTAGTTTCTTATTATTATTACTATTTGGTTGACGGTTTTGGAATTTCATTACTTCCACTACCTTTACTTTTTATGGTATTTTCATTGGTTGGATTTTCAACCTCTGGAGCACCACCTTCTTTTTGATCATTTTTAGATATAGTAAAACTTGTAGGGTGTGGCTGATATTTATCGTCAAATCCTTCTTCTAGTTCCATATCCATTAAAGTTAAATATGCATCTGAATTAAATCCTGTACTCGCTATCCATGCGGTTAACGAACCTTTGCCTTGTAGATAAAGATCTTTCATTTGATTTGTAAAATCTTTTCTAGTTATAATGCTGCAAGGCAAGTAATAAATTTCAACAGAATTATTTTTATCTTTTATTACATTAGTGTTTATTACTTTAGCAATCTCTAAGGCTATGGGTTCAATCCACATAAATACTTCAGATAATAGTAGTTGTAAATTATTAGCTTGTGCTGAATAAGATCCAGAACTACTTCCTGTTAATAAATTAGCCATAAATCCTAAATCTAAACCAATATCATCTTGTAGCTTACTTTCATTCTTTTCATCAAATATATCTGTGTCAACCTTAATATCTTGAATCTTAGTACCAGCCGCCACAGAGAAGAATGATGTTGAATTTCTTTGATTTTTTGTAAGAATGGCGTTTTTAACAGTAGCGTGTTGGTTTCGTTGTTGCTTTTCAGTTAACGCACAACTACCTTTCTTTTCACCTTCTGGAAATGTTTGATAGATTATTCTGTTATTAAGTTCGCCTAGCAAAGCTTGTTTAGTATCCTTAAAATACGAAGCATACATTATGTTTTTTATAGCAGCTAAACAAAGAGGTCTACCCCAAGCTTCTTCCATTTTACTTCTCACCTTAGAAACAATGGTTTTAGTATCGTCTAACGCAATCCAATTTTTATTTGTGTTAGATTTATCATATTCTTCCCACTTTTTTTTAATTTCTTTTGGGTATAGTCTTAACTTTCTTTTTAATTCGGTTGGATTTAATCCTTTAAAATAGTCCAAATTAAACGCTAAAACATAATGTGAGTTCTTTCTTCCTATAATTTTTGTATAATTTACAGGTAAAGGAATAACACTAGCATTCATACCTAAATCATTGATTTCTAAGATATTTTCTATTTCATAATCGGTAAAAGACTTATTGTTATCAATTTTCTTTTTGGTAAAATCAACATAATAAAATGCAACACCATCAATCATTGACTTAAATAACGCATCACGCATTAAAACCTTATGACTAATAGTTTTTAATGTAGAATCCATTAAGGTTTTATTTGATTTTCTCTTTGACTTGCTTTTACCACTAGGTATAATTACATAATCTAAAGTTGGAAG